GGGACACGTAATAGCAGATTGCACAAAATTTTCTTCCCCAACACCCCAAAGTTTGTGCAAAATGTCAATAGACACAAAATATAGTACCCACACCCCTTAGGGTAGGGGAGTACAGCAATTTTTACAATGTAAATAGCAACATATACAATTTAGTGTATGGTATAATATAGAAGATCGCGATCTGTTTAATTGTGCCGCTTTTTTCTGGGTAAACTTAACTGATAAGCAGCTTGCCAAGATGAGCAAACTTCTTAAGATGCAACATTGCGAGGTGGTCAATTTTCGTGGTGAAGAATGGTTTGAACTTAGAAATGGCAACAAAATTAAGGTAATTTAGGGAGGATTTTAATAAATGAAAATGCGTAAATTTATAATCGAGATTCACCCCAACGGCACGTTGACGTGCTGCGAGTATGAGGACCCCAAGGAGGCCATCAGAGCCTCAAACAATCGGGCATGGTTGGCCGGTTATAAGCAAGCTCTCATCCATTGCGACGAGCAAGTACACACCCTTGAGGGTTTTAAAGGGACTTGCTTGTCAGCCGATCTTATGTATCAGGGTGCGGCCCGTGTGCGTGACGGGGTACAGGCTATGTACTCCTTATATAACAAGAAATAAGTCGAAACGGCCCTCCGGGCCGTCTATCGGGACCGCCCGCCCGGTATTGATAATGACAGGGCACAGAATGAAAGGAGTTAATATCATGGATTTCCGTAACAGGAAGAGCGCAACCAACAAGAGCACCAGCAAGAGCACCAGCAAGCGCACCATCAAAACAAATAAGACCTTTGTTAAGTTGGCAGAAGTTGAGGGGGCTTTGCAGATTGAAGATGGTGAAATGTGGATGAAATCCTCCAAGGATGAGGCTTGGGCGCCGGGGGTAACTATCAACATCGACGAAAACAACGTTATTTCCGACTGGGTGAGAAAAATCACCTTGCGCAATGTTGAGCTGACTGTTGAGGAGAACGAGCGGGGCTACCCTGAGCTTGTTATCTCCGGCCAGAGTAACACCGACGATGCGGGGCTACCCTGAGCTTGTTATCTCCGGCCAGAGCAACACCGACGATGCGGGCGGCCTATGGCCGCCCTTATTTTATAGGAGGCCCCATGAAAAGTAAAGATAACAGAGCATCCTTGCTGAATTGCGACGAATCCATGATATATCTGGCATCCGCCATTGTATACAGTGGAGTCGCCGACAAAGACGTTGATTTTTTCCGTTCCGAGTGGGCCAAAATTATTTTTAACGGCCTTGGCATTGAAGCAGACCCCCTCGACTGGTATTATATGATTATGAATAGAAAGGAGCGGATGAAGCATGGCAGTAGGCGCAGCTAAAGCAAGTGCGACCCTCAAATACAGCTCCGAGCTGTACACCCCTTATGCTTTGGAGTCTTGGCCCGATAATCAGATGCGAAAAGAGTATTCCCGACTTCGTGACATTGCGCAGAAACGTATTAAGCGCCTATCAAAGGACCCTATCAGCGGAACCAGCGACGTTTATAAAGAATTTGCCGGAGGTTTCCCAACACTAAAAGCAATGCGCGGAGACCGCAAAGCATTGGAACAGGCCCTAGCGGATGTCGCGCGGTTTGTTCGTTCCAAGGGCTCCACCGTTGGCGGTGCGCGTGCCGAATTCGAACAAAAAATGAAGGTTGGCGGCATTGACATTGCCGACGTTCCCCAAGATCAATATACGGCCCTGTCGGAATGGTGGGAGATCGTGAAGGCATCGGGCGTGTACTATTATCCGTCCGATCAGCCGGTCATGTACTGGCGCGAGAAAGGTGGCTACAACGTCAGTATTGACGATTTTGTAAAATGGCAGCAAGGCGAGGTCAACTATGGCAAAGAATGGGACTACAGCGACGGCAGCAGTTCCGCCGACCTGCGCGGAGGTTTTGGCGGAGGCTTGTAATTATAATCCGGTTCCCTGGCTCATGGAGCATTTGGATAGAAAACACACGAAGGGCAAAAAGCGCAAAACGAACAAGAAGCGCCTATATGTGAATATGCCTTGTGCGTTTGATATTGAGACAAGCCGCGTGTGTGTTGACGCCGACGACAACCCCCACACCATTATGTATATTTGGCAATGTCAACTTGGTTTGGATATTACCATTATCGGCAGGACATGGGACGAATGGTTGAATTTTACAAACACGATCAGCGATTACTTGCAAGCCAACAGCGGCCCACAAGGTGATTGGTTTCTGTGTATGTACGTCCATAATCTTGCCCATGAATTTCAATATCTGTCGGGGGTTCTGGATTTTGGCCCAGGCGATGTATTCGCCAGTAAGCCCCGCAAGGTCTTAAAATGCGACAACCGAGCTATTGAATACCGATGCAGTATGCGCCACAGTAACTTGTCTCTTGACGCTTGGGGCAAGCAGCTGGGCGCCCCTCATGCTAAATTAACGGGCGCTCTCGATTATTCAAAAGTGCGGTATCCCTGGACTCCCCTGACATCTACAGAATTAGCGTATTGTGTCAATGATGTCCGGTGTATTGTAGAGTGCTTGTTAATTGAGATGAAGCGAGACGGCGACGACCTGTATACATTACCATTAACGCGCACCGGGTACGTCAGACGAATGGCCCGCGAAGCAATGTACGAATGGGGCATTAAACGGGTCAAGCGTCTATTGCCATCGTGGGAATTGTATCAAATGCTGCGTGAGGCATTCCGAGGCGGCGACACGCACGCCAACCGCTATTATGTGGGTTTGCACCTGGAAAACGTCGGTTCCGTAGACATGTCCAGCGCCTACCCTGCCGTACAATGTGAATGTTATTTTCCTATGACTCCATTTAAGCAGGAACCAGCCACCGTCGTGCGGCTGATGCAATGTATGAGACACGGCAAGGCTTGCTTGATGCGCTTGCAAGTAAAAGGTTTGCGCCAGCGGTTCAAATGGTGGGGCTTTCCCTATATCCCTCTTGCAAAGGTTCGGCACTGTGAAGGATACATAAACGACAATGGCCGTTTGCTGTCTGCTGAACATTTAGAGATCACCATAACAGATATAGATTTTCGAATCATTGCCAAAGAGTATGACTGGGATGCCCTTAACGTTCTGGACCTCTGGACGTCCGATTATGGTAAACTGCCAAAGCCCCTGACGGATTGCGTCAAAGAGAGCTACACCGGCAAAACATCCCTTAAAGGTGTAGCCGGTCAAGATTTGTATTATGTTAAGGCCAAGGGCGATCTTAACAGCTATTACGGTATGACAGCGCAGGACCCCTTGCAGCTGGACACACTTTTTGACGAGGACGACCCCGACAATCTTTGGAGCGAATGCACCGACGATCCGGAGGGCAGTTATAACGATCACAGCCCCCATCTGTTTTTGCCCTACCAATGGGGCGTATGGACTACTGCTCATACTCGCAAGCGCCTAAAAATAGCGCAGTGGGCCGCGGGAAAGAATGGCGTGTACTGCGACACTGACAGTGTCAAATATATGGGCAATATTGATTTAACGGAGTTCAACAAAGCTGTGAAACAACTTGCAAAAGACAACGGCGCTTGCGCCACTGACCCAAAAGGCAATACCCATTACATGGGCGTTTATGAGCAGGAGCGCAACTATGCGGAGTTTATGACATGGGGCGCTAAGAAATACGCGACTACCTATAAAAAAGGTGGGCCCATTACTACCACAATAGCAGGAGTCAGCAAGCGGAAAGGCGGTTTAGAGCTGGCCCTGTGGGGTGGTTTTGAGGTTTTCAAGCCCGGGTTTACGTTTTGTCTTGCCGCCGGAAATCAGGTTATTTATAATGACCGCCCAAATGTGCCCGATTTTGTGGTTGACGGGCATACGGTACACATAACAAGAAACCTGTGTATTTGTGATAATACTTACACGTTGGGAATAACCGACGAATACGCAAAGATATTAGGGTATAAGATTATGGAGGTTCTCTGATGATTAAACTGTACACCGACGATGGATGGCCGAACTTTTCCGAAAAGGATGGCATTTTGTCAACAGGGGCGTCTATTATTTTTATATGGGGCGGACGTGGTACCGGCAAGACCTATGGAGCGCTAAAGCACGTACACCAGACCGGGGAGGAATTTCTGTATTTGCGCCGTACCCCGCAGCAGGCGGAACTTATATGCGCCTCGCCCAGCATGTGGCCATGGTCTCCGTTGAACGATGATCTCCAAACACATTACGCCCCGTTTAAAATACCTAAAATCACGGGACTGTATGAAGTAGGCAACGCAGGGGCCTACACTGATACAGGGTCTCCCATAAAACCGGCCCAAATGGCCGGAGTTGTGGGAAGTGTCGTCACCCTTGCTCGGACCCGTGGTTTTTCAAGTCCCCATACCAATATAATCATTTTGGATGAATACCAGAAAGAAGAGTCCGACTACTACCGGCGCGGTGAGGGCGTGGGCCTTGCCAATATTTATGAAACGGTCAACCGTAACCGAGAACTACAAGGGCAAAAGCCATTGACGCTATTGTGTATGTCAAACGCCGTCGGCATGGCCAACCCCTATTATATGCAATGGGAGATTACAGACACAGTAGAAAAGATGATCGGCAAGAAAGAGCGCGTGAAGCTGCTGGCCGATAAAGGCATTTTGCTGATTGATCTTGTCGATAGTCCCATAGCAAAGGAGAAAGCCAATACGGCTCTCTATAGGTCTATGAGCGGCACAGACTTTTACAGATCAGCTATCGAAAACCAGTATAGCGCGGAAGAAAAGAGTTTGGTAGTGTCCCGGCCCCTCCGGGAATACTACCCGCTTGTACAAATCGGGCGGTGCTGCATCTATGAGCACAAGAGCAAGCCACTATATTATGTATGTCGTCACAGATCGGGCGAGATGCCGACATACGGCACCGGCGATTATGAGCGGAGACGGTTTAGGGCCGCGTATGGGTACATCTGGCCTGCATACTTGCAGCGGCAACTAGAATTCGAGCGATATTCGGATGAAATTTTCTTTCGCGAGTATTGCGGTACTTGACTTTTTTACACAGTCGGTATATAATAAAGATAATCCTCGGTGCCCACAGGCAGCCCCCAGAAGGGGCGGGCAAGCGTCAGCCAGCGCAAGAACCGGGGATTTACTTGTATCTATAAGGGAGGTGCACAAAATGGATGCTAATACTGTAATTCAGGCTATTTCTAACGTGGGGTTCCCCATTGCTGCATTCTTGCTGATGTGGTATCAGTGCAATACCGTGGTCAAGGAGAATACCGCGGCTATCACCGAAATGAGGCTTGCTCTGGACGATATCAAGAAGGGGAGCTGACTTATGGGGTGCTATATCATTTTTGCCCAGTCGATTACAAACGAGCGCGCGTTCCTGCTGGCTGATTTGTGCGCCCGTTTGAGTATCGGCTATTATAGCGACTGGGCCGGCAATTCCCACACGCGGCAGTGTTGCGCAGTGGGCCCCGTAACCAAAGGAGATAAAGACCTTATCGTGAAGTGTTTGGCACATGACACGTATGTTGTAATGGAGGCGATCAAAGTTGAAAATCAGTGAAAAAGCGGCTCTCGCTATGGCCGGATACACCAAAGCAGAGATCGAAGCTATGGAAAAGCCGCAGCCCGCGCCGCAGCCCGCGCCGCAGCCCGTGCCGCAGCCCGCGCCGCAGCCCGTGCCGCAGCCCGCGCCGCAGCCCGTGCCGCAGCCCGCGCCGCAGTACGATGGCCTCGAAACCCTGTTGCGGGAGATTTTGCAGGGTCAACAGACCAGCGCCCAGGCAATGCAGACTATGACCCAGACGTTGCAGGCGAACGCGCTGGGCCTTGGTATCCAGCAGCAGCCGGCGGCAGATGCCGCTACGGTGACAGCCCGAATCATCGACCCGACTTATGGAAAGGAAGTGAAGTAATATGCCTCTTGGTATGGATTTTGCGGACATCGCCGCAATTTTGACCGAGATCAACAAACTGGCCACCGGTCAGGAACCGACGTCGCCCATCGTGGATACGTCCAGTTTCGTTTCTGTGGCGCAGGTCACGTTGCTGACCGGTACCGACAACTACACCAAGGCGATCAGTCAGGTGCTGGGCCGCACCATCTTTGCCGTCCGTCCCTATGACGCACCCCTGAAGCGCTTGCAGGTCACGGGCGACGACTGGTCGAACCATGTGCGGAAGATCAATTTCTGTGACACTGACCCCGTCACCGACAAGGCGTGGGCGCTGGAGGACGGTCAGAGCGTGGATATGTACGAAGTCCACAAGCCTAAAGTCCTTCAGACTAACTACTATGGTCAGACCAATTACAGCCGCGTGTATACCCAGGCCGACACCCAGATGGAAGCGGCGTTCAAAGGCCCCGAGGAACTGGCACAGTTCTGGTCCTCTTTCGTGCTGCATCTGTCGAACCAGATCGAGGCAGACCGCCGTAACCTTGCCAACAACCTGATGGCGAATCATCTGACCGGCATGACGGTGACAAGCCCCAACAGCGTTATTTATCTGCTCGACGAGTACAACGCCCAGCAGGGCACGAGCCTGACCGTGCAGGACGTGTATAAGGAAGCAAACTTCCCGGGATTCGCAAAATACGCCTATGGCCGTATCAACGACATTTCCCGCCTGATGAAAGAGCGTTCCATCAACTGGCATCAGAACTGGCAGATCGGCACCACGACGTACAACATCATGCGCCACACCCCGTATGATCGTCAGCACCTCTATCTGTACAGCGGTACGCAGAGCCAGATCGACGCCCGCGTGATTCCCGAGGTGTTCCACGATAACATGCTGAAATACCGCGACGCGGAACAGGTCACGTTCTGGCAGAACATCGACGAGCGCGAAACCATCTCGGCGACACCTGTTGTGACCAGTACCACCGGTGAGGCAAAGAAGAATGCCGCGGTTCAGCTGTCTAATGTGTTCGGTTGCCTGCTGGACTGGGATGCCATCGGCTACACTCCGAAGCTGTCCCGCGTGGTCCCTACCCCCATGAACGCCCGCGGCCTGTATACGAATTTTTGGTATCACTACGGTTGGTCGTGGTACGATGACTTCACCGAGAACGCCGTTCTGTTCCTGATGACCTCCGGCGACGTCACCGCCCCGAGCGCTACCAAGGCGGCAAGAGCGTCAACCCTGAAAACTACCACCTATAAGGACGCTGACCCCTCTAAGTCCTGACCAGCACCGGCGGGCATTGCCCGCCGGTTATTTTATAGGAGGCGCGTTATGCAAGCAACATTTTACCAATTCACAAAGCGCACAAACAGCACAAAGCGGCCCAGTGGTGGGCAGGGGTTTGGAATCGACCTTAAAGCCCCCTGCAATATCATTGACCCCGAGATCAAGATAGCAACACAGAGTGACCCCACCTGGTACAATTATTGCTACCTTCCCACCTTCAGCCGGTATTACTGGGTTAAGAACTGGACATATTCCGACGGGCTCTGGACTGCGTCGCTGACCGTTGACACGTTGGCGAGCTACCGCGACCAAATCGGCAATACTACCGAATATGTGGTTAGGTCGTCGGCCAAGTATGACCCTAAAATCGTAGATAATTTGTATCCTACAAAAGCAACAATTACGGAGAAAACAATATTTGCAAATACAAATATTTTTTCCGACCTGATCGAAAGCAATGGTTTTTTCGTTGTGTCTGCCGTGGCCTCCGGCTATGTGTCCTTTGGCGGTTCTGTGCGCTATGCAATGACGGCCCAAACCTTCCGCAAGTTGATGGGTGCTCTTTTGTCCAATACTAATTACTTAAACATTAGCGCCGACGAAATCAGCTCTAATTTAACAAAAGCTCTTTTCAATCCCATCCAGTATATTACGGGGGCCTTCTGGGTCCCGCTGGTAAACCCTCCTGACTGGACATTAAAAACAAATACCGTTAATATTGGTTGGTGGTCCTTTACGAATATTGGTGAAGTGGCAATTCTGGAGCAAGGAAACGACAGCTTCACAGCTAATATTAGCGTATCAATTCCAAAGCACCCCGCCGAAATCAGTCGAGGAGTTTACTGCGACGGAGCCCCCTACTCTGAATACAAATTATATGTGCCCGGATTCGGGACCATCGCTATTAATGCTGATCGACTGATGCTGAAAAGCACCTTATATATGCGGTTTATTATCGACTTTTATACAGGTGATACTATTTTGCAGCTTTCAACGCAGCCCGACTTCCTTAATATTTTTTATGCAACTGCTGGCAACATTGCGGTGCAGGCACAGATTGCCCAGATCACCCAGAACGTCCAGAGGGTTGCTAGCGTTGACGGGTTAATTCAAGCGGGCGTGGGAGCAATAGCGGGTGCGGCGTCTGCGTTCTTTTCCGGCGGGGACGTTGTCAACGGGATAACGTCCGGCACACAGCAAATCAGCGCCGAGAGCCAAACTAAAGGCGGTGTTTCCTCTGTCGCCCAATATGGAATCACACCATATTTAACCGCCAAATTTTACGATTTGGTCGACGATAATAATGAGCACCATGGCCGGCCACTGTGTCAGCGGGTGCAACTGTTCAGTATCCCTGGTTTTATCATGGTAGATGACCCCGACATTGCGTTACCAGCGACAGCCGCCGAGATTGACAGCGTTAAAAGTTATATGAAAAACGGATTCTTTTTAGAGTAGGAGGCATAAACAATGGCAGTGTACAAACAGTGTATTACTGACGTGTCGCCGATCAGAGTCACCGCCGGTTATCCTGCGTACTCTGACGGCAGTCCCCACCGGGGCATTGACACGGTGCACGGCAATCATAAAGCCTATGCGCCCGAGGCGGGCGTGGTGGTCGTGGCCCAGCACTGGAATGGCAGCACCTCGGGCGATCAGTCATGGGGCAATATGATTAAGGTACGGATGGCCGACGGCACGACATGGCGGGCCGCTCACTTTGCCTCGCAGATTTGGAACGTGGGTGACACTATTTCCAAGGGGCAGTTCATCGGCACACAGGGACAAACCGGCTATGTCACAGGCATTCACACACATTGGGAGTATGCCGATGCAGCCGGAAACCTGAGGGACCCGTCTAGCATTATCAAAATCCCGAATCAGGTCGGCACATGGGAAGTTGAGTGGGACTCGGGCGGGGGCCCTGACCCTGGCCCGGGTCCCGGGCCGGGTCCCGGGCCGGGTCCCGGGCCGGGTCCCGGGCCGTGGCCTACTGGCAAATTGCCGGTGTGGTTGCTGTTTAAAATGGCGAAGGGAGGTCGTCTGTTGTGAGCGCCCCTTACAGCTACGAGCAGATCAACGCCCATGTGTCGCCGGTGACTCCCTCCGTGATGCACACAAAAGGAAATAGCCTGTCCTATTATTTTCGCAAGTATCTGTTCCTTGAGGCCGTGTCCATGGTACGGTGGACGCTCCCCGACACATGGCCCAGTAACCGCTTGCAGTATCTTGTTTTCGGTTCAGGTGGTGTTACGGTGTTCAACACTGACCGCTATGGCCTGGTCTATGACCGAATGGGACTGACCGGCATTAACATTTTTTACAATCCCACACACTCCATCATTGCAAACCCTTTTATTAAGGGGTCCCCGTATTTGCAAATCGGAAAACAATGCGAGATCATCAATTTGCAGCCCGATTACCGCGGCATGGTGGATATTGTGGCATATTACGGGGACATGATGGCCCTTGCCGCCCAGACCATCCAGAGCAATTTAATCAATAGCCGCCTTGCCTACGTGTTTGCGGCAGGCAACAAAGCGGGTGCGGAATCTTTTAAAAAGATGTTTGACGCCATTATGCAGGGCGACCCCGCCGTTTTTGTTGATGCCTCTTTACTCAAAGCACCCAAGAATGGGGCATCCGGGCAAACCCCATGGATGTATTTTTCGGCAGACCTCAAAGGAAACTTCATCACAAACGAATTGCTTACAGCCCTTAAAACCATTAAAGCGCTGTTTGACACGGAAGTAGGTATTCCCAACACAAACACCAGCAAAAAAGAGCGGATGCTAACCGATGAAGTCAATTCTAACAACGTCGAGACAGCCGCCAAAGCGTCGCTATGGTTGGACAGCTTGCAGCGCGGTTGCGAACGTGTACACAAGCTCTTTGGAATTGACAAGTCTACTTTGTGGGTTGACTGGAGGTTCCCGCCCGATACTAATACACAGGAGGTGAACAACGATGCACTCAACGTTGAGCTTTAACGGCCTGTTGGAAGGATACCAGGACCTGTTCGACGACTTGAAAGTCCCCGGCAGTATATCTAAAGATACTGTCTGCAATCAATTACTGTTTGATACACTGGAATTAGAGGTACTGTATGCGGACGGCCCCACAATGCGCCGGGCGTTGGGCGTCTATTCGGAAACAATGCTCCCGAGCTGGACCCGGTACGCGGAGGCTCTGGGCCTTGAATACGACGCTTTGGCATCGGATGACCGAACCAGAACAACCGATCATGCAGGGACCAGCAACGGTACAAACAACCGCACAAACGGCTTGAAGGGAACAACTATACGAGCGCCTAACCTGACCACCACCGGCCAGAATAACGGCAGTGACAGCACCACCCGGGACGTTACGGGGTTCGACAGTGGCACCTTGCAAACCGCGGAGAGGAGCACTACGGCCCTCGGTACTGGGAACACTATTACCAGCAGCGGCACGGACACGACCACCACCGATCAGACAACCACCGACAACAGCACCTCGGAGTCGCACGACGGCTACAACGACACCGTGACCGAGAGAGGCCGGGCAGGACGAGACCCGCAAGACCTCATTGCAAAAGAGCTATCCCTTGCAACGGAGAATGCCGTTCATAAAATCGTTACGGACATCCGGGCGAACTTTTGTTTGCTGGTTTATTAAGGAGATGCTATATATGAATATTAACCCTATTCACAGAGCACCCTACACCAATTTCCACGATCTCAATCTGGATTGGATTATTGAGGTGCTGAACGAGTTCAACACGAAATTGACGAATTTCGTCAGTTTGGCAACGATCAAATATGCAAACCCCATTCAGTGGGACATCACGAGCCAGTATGAGGCGAACACGGTTGTTGTGGATAGCAACGGCAACGCCTACCTTTCCGTGCAGCCGGTGCCGTCCGGTGTGTCTCTTGATCGCACCGATTTCTGGACAAAAATTGGTAATTTCGATGAGCTTTGGGCCGATGTAAAAAAAGCCATCACTCCCAACGATGAGGGCCACAGCCCTACCGCAACAGCTGCAAGAGCTCTCAACGATCTTGTGTGGGTCAACGGGGCGCTGGTGCGTGTCACTAAAGCAATGATTGCCGGTGACGCCTATATACCTGGCTCTAACTGCGTGAGCAGCTCTACAAATGAAGTGCTGCACTACCTGCTTACTACGTTTAATGAGCGATTGAACGCAGAGCAGACGGCCAGAGAGAACGCAGACACCCAGCTTCAGACGGCTATTGACACCGAAAAGCAGGCCCGGCAGGATGCCGACACCAATCTCCAGAACAGCATCGACACCGAAAAACAGGCCCGGGAGGATGCCGACAACGGCCTCCAGAACAGCATCGACACCGAAAAACAGGCCCGGGAGGATGCCGACACCCAGCTCCAAAACGATTTTAATAATGCCCTGAAATCTGTCACAAACTGGGCAAACGTCAAAGCATATGGTGCCGTGGGTGATGGTTCAACCGATGATACAACCGCATTTAATGCCGCCAAAGCAACGGGATCCCCGCTTTATGTGCCGCAAGGAACGTTCAATATTTCGGGGTTCGTGTCGGCCAAGGATGCCCCCTTGTATATTGACGGCATAATCGGCGGCAGTATTACCATCAACGGCCCTATTATGGCGAAAAATAAACAGATTTTTGCCGCAAATTCGAGTGTCACTATTGAGGATCAGTACGCGGACGGATGGGCGGACTGGTTCCCTGACCTGCAATCGGCTATAAATGTGCTGAAAAAAGTGCACCTATCGAATAAGAAGTACACGGCCACAGGCAATATTATTATCAATAAATCAGGTTTTTCGATGGTCGGCCCCGAGTATTCAGCCGATACACAGGGGGCACAGATTGTACTATCCGAAAACTACAATATTGTAATTGGTGATACATCGGGAAGAGTCGTTAATAATTTCCCCAGATGTATTACCATAGAGAATATTGAGATTTTAGGAAATGGTACACAATACCCAGTATCTGTATACGGTGTGATTCGCGGCAATTTTAGGAATATCTATATTAAAACTACAGCTAGCAACGCACCGGGGGGCTTCTACATTACAAAAAATGTGGCGTGCGTGTATGAGAATTGTTTTGTTCAGTCTGTCAATCACACCAATTCAAATAGGTTTTTGGCCTATCATTGCACCGATCAGCTCGACCCCATTTTGGCAGGCGGCAACGCATCCCTGTATTTAGTAAGATGCTCCTATAATGACACATACACCACCAGCAGCAGCTTCCAATCTGTAGGATTTTATGTACAAGGTGCCGGCGCAGATGTCTTTCTTACTTCCTGCGAAACGGCATCGGCAGGAATTGGAGCCCTCTTTGAAGGCACCACCATTACAGGAAATAATCGTTTTAATGATATTTTAATATCAAATTGTGTTTTTGATAGTTGCGCCAACGGTGGAATTCAGTTTTGGCAGACCCCAACAGGGTGCGTGGGAATCGTTAATACATACATTGCAGGGGCACCGGGCGCTTTCTTTGGTTTACAGTTTAATGGTTGTAACGGAACTATGTGCTCTATTAACGCTCTGCAAGTGATCGGCACTGGTTCGTCAATACATGGAGTGCAATCTACAAATGAGAACGTCCATTTGGTAGGCAACTTTATTACCAAAGATGTCCCGCATCCATTTGGGGGTGCCCCATCAAATTCGGAATTGACGTATATTGCAGATAAGGTACTTTACCACTACCCGGTATCCTAACAATGTCTCCAAACTTTATATAAAGTTTGGAGACATTGTTAGGATACCGGGTAGTGGTAAAGTACCTTATCTGCAATATACGTCAATTCC